CGCTAAAGATGTCATTCAGTTACTTCATGGCTACAAATTACAACCGATGTCCATTAAGGAGGTAGCTGCATCGGAATCCGTTGTTCATAATTTCGATAAGAATGCCGGTTATATCGGCTTTCAGACCAACCAGAGGTCTAAGGGAGAAAATATTGAGCATGCGGTTGAATGGTGTGAACACCATCTCACTGAGGTGATGTCACGTGGTTATTATGGGATTCCTTACGTCATTGCTCATCGTAGTTCTAATTCTAGACCTTCTAATGAGAAGTATTGGAAATGGCGTTGTCGCATTATTTTAATGCAAGATCTTAGATCCTTACTGTATGACGGCCATTTTGCAATTCCTTTTAAAAAACTCTTTGAGGATATTCCTTGGGGTGAAGGAGGAATGCATCCAGATCAAGTCTCTGCGTGGGTTATGCTTAAGCGTCGTGAATATCCATATTTTTATTCATCAGACTATTCTCGTTTTGATGTTAGACAACCCGTTTGGTTATTAGAAGACATGTTTAATTATGTTGTTCGTCCATGTTTTGGAGAGTTAAGTCCTCTGGATGAGCAATGGTTTAATACGATGCGGGATAGCTATATTCATAAAGAGATTCATAGTTTTGATGGGCCTATTTTTGTTCATGGCTGTCAAGTGTCTGGTGCTTTAACTACTTATTGTTACAACACAATCATTAATGAAATAATCGATCGCACCGCATTATTAATGCAGGGATGTGACTTGAATGATTTTGTTAGTTTAAAATGTGGTGATGACAATTTAACATATCACCGGTCAAATGTCTGGTCAAAAGAACAACATTGTAAATTAATTTACAAATATTTTGGAATTAAAACGACAATTGGCAATGAAGACTTTGGTTTATCAACTAAAGATCCCTCGTTTCTATCGAGGAAATGGACTTTTGATGGCAGAGAGCGTCCGTTACAAGAAGTATTGTTTAATCTAGTCTATCCTGAGCGTTATCGCAATTATAATCCTAAAATAACAAATGTTACTGAGGATCGCGCAATAGCTTTAGTTATAGCGTGTGCGTGCGTTGAACAAGACAAGACGATGCGACACTATTTTGATACGGACGCTATATTTAAAACCGCAGGCGTAAGTCCTTATTCTGATTTACAACCACTTTACCAAGCAGTGGCAAC